GCTCGACTTTGTTTTTATTAATTTTGTAACTATCTCCAAGAGCGCCATTGATTGCCTTGGAAATGCCTATAACTGTTTCTTTGAGCATCAACTAAACACTCCTTTCAAATACTTTATCAACTTCCTCTGCAAAATACCGGGTGCCTGCGCATCCACTTCCTTTTCAGAAATGGTCATCATAAATTTACCATTCACCCATCCTTTGTGGTCTCTGGTTCTGTGACCAAATTCAACATAGGATGCATATTCCACAGGGTTCGTGATTTCGATAACATAATTACTGCCGGATTTCGTGACTTTTAATGAATTGGCATACTGTTTTGCGCTTGCCGTCCGTCCGCCACTTGCATTCCCTTGTGCCGTCCATCCTCTTCTAAGCGTGCCGCCTGTTTTCCCGCTTCCTTTCTCATAATCACCGACAGGAGTACGCTTGATTGCCTTAGCAAGAAGCCTTGCCGCTAACTCTTTGGCACAATCCTCGCAAAACTTCTGTGTCTGTTGCTCGCTCATGCTGTCAATCTTACGCTGAAACTCTTGCAATTCATGAAAATCACAATTTCCCCACGTTCCCATGCTTAAGCCCACCTTTCAAACATCTTCAATTCGATTTCTTGGTGGCTCTTATAATGAGCCGGTACACCGGAACTGCAAAACTCTGTCACAATTCCCTTGTGTGTCACTACGATTTTTGAACCCGGATTGATGACCACATTGGGAGAAATAAAAAGCTTTGTGACCGTTGTTATCTCTGCCGCCCCTGTTGTATTTGATGTAGTGGCTATTTTCTGATAGGACAGCTTGCATTTCTGCTTTTCAAGCACAGCAACTTCTTCCGGTTCCGTGATTTTTGTATCTTCATCTGTCACGTCCATTTGCTCATATACCGTGCAAACATCGTCATATAGCCTTTCTATAGCTTTTCTGAATTTATCCATACTTACTACCACCTAACACGTCTAAAGTCCCCAAATGGCACTCTGGGAGTGACGAGATAGCGTATTAATGTATCTACCATTTCCGCCGGACTCCCGCCATCGGCAAAAGTAATGTCAGTGTCTCCCTCTTTAAGGCTCTTGACGGTATCAGTCAGGTCAATATCGTCAATGGTCAACTGACCCAAGTTCTTCTTACTCAAAAAGAACTCTCCAACCACCATATCAACAGCACTTGGCATTAATTCATCCGGTATTTCATCGTTAATCTCTGCAATGATTTGATTCCTGACCTTATCAATGATAAAGTCAACCATCATTTCATCCATAGCAGATAAAGCGGCAAGGGAATCATCTTCCCCCGCCTTTAAATAGCCAAATGAAACTAATCTTTGGATAACTTTATCTTTCATATCAACACCTACTTATCCTGCTCGGCATCTGCCTTTTTTGAATCAGCAGATTTCTTGGCTTTCTTTTCTTCCTCAGCTTTCTTTAAAGCTTCTTCCTCTTTCTTAGCATCAGCAGCTTTCTTTTCTTCCTCAGTCATTAATGTTTTTGTTTTTTCATCCCAGAATTTCATATGCCTACCTCCTATTTGATATTTGACATTGCGCCGTGCATGAATGCCATTCCATGATCTAAACCAATCTGACCATAAATCTGTTTTCTCTCTGCCGCACCATTCTTTGCTAAGTCCTCAAGGAAGAGAACTCCTTTTCCCGGCACTGGATTAAATACAGGTGCGATATGAGCGATATCTGCTGCAAGTAATGACTTAACAGGCATAAACTGATTAAATACAATATCCACAAGACCGAAGTCTGTTTCGATTGTGATTATATTTCCACCAGCTTTTCTATTACCCATGTTCATCTGTGCGTTGTACTGGTCCTCGTAAATAGCAGTTACTTTCTGTTTTAATGTTGCATTTACCTGTAATGTCATATGGTCAAATAAAGCACCATTCTGTACAAGCTCCAACCAAAAAGCATCCAGTAATGCTTTTGACAATTCGGCTTCCTGCGCATCAATAGAAGTTGAATCTGCGCATAATGAAATAAGTCCTCTTGTTTTTGGTGCTACGTCTGCCTTTGTAGCTTTCTGATACACACCATTTAAAAACGTGTACTCAACATCTGTTGCAATCTTCTCTAACTTACGGGCAACCTGAAAATCTAATTCATTTGCCGGATTAGCTGACTGACCACCGATGTTCAATCCCTCAAGCTTTCCTGCATTAGCCTGTTTTGCATATGTGAGTTCGATTGTCTCATGGAAAATCTGACAGGTGTTTGTTTTCTGCTCTCTTGCAATCGCTGTTGCTGTTGGTGCTGTTACAGAATCGCTCTCTGTAATCTCCGGCTGTGATGCTGCTGGAAGTTCATACTCCTGTCCGCATACGAACTCCATAGAGTTTGATGTTTTTCCACCGGTTAATCCACCAATTGCGGATAATAAAGGTGTTTTCTTTGGGGATGCTGTGAATAACTCCCCTGCATAGTTTGGTAAGTTCCAAGATGTTCCCATTCCTGTTACGTTTGACATAATTTAAGCCCTCACTTTCTTATAATAAATTGATGCCGTTCTCTGCGGCTTCTCTCTTAATGGCAATAGCAGCTAAGTTATCACCATTCTTTCTTGCTTCTGCAAGTTTTGTTTCCCACTCATTGCTTGCCGTTGGCGGTGTTCCTGCCTGTCCCGGTGTCGCACCTTTAACGGTTGGCTGAGGTGGTTTGTTTTCTACATTGAAAAGAAATGATGTCTCCTCGGATTCTTTTAAGGACTTAATCTGTTCCTCAAGACCTTTGATTGTTCCATCTTCCTGTAACTCTGCATTCTCTAAATCGAGAAGTGCCATGACAGCCTTTGCATTCTTAGCCTGTGCGCCGCTCAGTGCCTTTTCTACGGCATTGTTTTTGCGGATGGATAAAATCTCTGCATCCTTGGCGGCAAGGGCTTCTTTGTTTGTTTTCTGCATCTCTGCGATCTGATTTTTCAATGCTTCACTGTCTCCGGATGATTTCTTTAAATCTTCCAACTGCTTATCACGGTCTGCCAACTCACCTTTATAGTTATCTCTTTCCGCAATAACCTCGTTCAGTCTGCTTTTTGGAACATAGCCTTTCAGTTCCTCAGTGCTTGCATCTGCCACTTTCTTAGCTGTTTCCTCGTCAAGTCCCAATCCGATTAATTCTTCTTTTTTCATGTTCTATCTTCCTTTCTCAAATCACATTTTTTACCCGGTTCAGTCCGGTATCGTTTGACTTGTTCTTTTACGTCTGCAATGCTAAAAAGACGATATAAAAAAGCAAGGTCATTTCCGTTTCTTCTTCTCGGACGTAACCTTGCATCTTTTATCACTTATTTTTTCATATCTGCCGCCACTTGATGACGGACTGATAAAAACCATTTTCCCACATTCTTTACTACTGATATGGGGACATCCTATGCAGTTCATAGTAACCACCTTCTTTCGCAATAAAAAAGCACCCTGTTTAGGATGCTTTTCTCTAATAAACTAAATCTTTTTCATTTGGAATCTCTTCTAGTTCACCATCAACCTCTATGCTTTCTAACGAATCAAAGAAGTGATTTTCCAACACATTGTACGCACAAAGTAATGTATTAACATCTGGGTAATACGTGCCACCAATTGGGTCTTGCTCTGTTGCCATATCTCTATATTCTTGCTGATATTCTTCTGGTTCAATCACTATCTCACCATCAAGCAATTCTGCACTTACTTCAATTAGTGTACTTCCCTTGTAACCCTTTGCTTTTATCATGTTATCACTCCTTTACTTCAAAGCTAACAATCCGTATATCCATTCTGCCATATCTTCATCATCCCATAACTCAACAGGCTTCGTATATGCATATTCAAATCCCATTGATACAAGCTCGTAAGCACTACCGCCGTAATCCTTACCCATGTATTTACTCAAGAACTTATCAAATCGGCTTTTTTCGCTATACGTATATCCACTACCTAACCATTGTAACGCTTCTCCTGCGGTTCGTCTGTCATAGAATAGCTTTTCAGCATCTTTTATACCCTCAACAACTCGTTCAAATCTATGACCTAATTCGTGTACAGATGTCTTGAATGACATTGCATCAGTCCAACCGCTTATTGCAATTGTGCTTTCTGAATGGCTGTAATAACCTCTGTCAACCTTTTTGACTTTCAACTTGCCACCCTCAACCGATTTCCTTACCCAATCAGTAGGGTAGTGGTTGTAAGCATTTTCGATAATAGGTCGCATTGGTGAGCGGGATTTACCTAAATGTGCCGTCACATCTAAGTCACCGCATCCCATATTACGAATTTCTGATAGTTTATCTTTCAATTGCTTTGCATTGTCTGCTACGCTTCCGTAATACAATGTCTTAGCATCATTCATGGTTTTGTGCGCGGCGTTGAACTCCGGCGATACAATCATATCACCTATCTTCTTATCAAGCTCTCTGTATTTCTTCAATGATTCATCAACTGACTTCAAGCCTAACTCTTCTGGCTTCATCAAGCTACGATTAACCATAGATAATTTCTTTTTCTCTTCTATCATACGTTCATAGCCAAACGCATCATATTTTGCCTTGGCATCCTCATATTGTGCTTTTAAAGGTGCTCTGAGTTGTTCAAGTTCTTCTTTGACCGCCTTACCTGCTTCCTTGATGTCACTCTCAACATAATTGCCTTGACTTCTTGCCTTGATAGCATTGATTTTGTCTATAAAAGTATCTGCTTTTATTGTACTACTATTGCCAATTTCTTGCAAATTATTTGTATCACCGTCTACAAATGACTTTTTCCATTGCTTATAAGTAGTATCAGACGATACATAATAGGTCTGACCATCTTCGCCCCTTGCCGCTCTCTGCCCGGCTTCTTCATCTGCAAAGTAGGGAACTGTACATGATCTGCAAAAGCAATGCAACGGCGGAGCATTCAAACCGATTGTATAATCGCTCATTTTGAAGTGCTTTCCGTCCATTGCACGGCATATCTCGGATGTATGTGTATCTAAGGTTGCCACAAACTCAAATTCTTCTACATCCAATTCCTCAAAGCAATCTCTTTGGCTCATAGAGGAAATGGCGGCTGATTCTGTCATTATCAACCGCCCTGCATTGTATTTGCTTACTTTCATCCGGTGCGCCAACTGGTTAATGGCTTTCTGTGGGTCTTCCCCTCTTATGATGCTCTGTGTAAGCACTGTATTAAGTTCATTCACAAGCTTGGTTTTATTCGTCCAGCATCTCGCTTTGAAAGTCTTGCTGTCATTTGTCCAACATGAATTGATTGCTTTCTCAATCTTCCTTTCATCAAGCCTGTTAAACGCCCATCCGACATTCAAGCCTTTCTGTATCTCATAGGCTGTGTGATAATACCCATTCGTATATACATCCCTTAAATGAGCATCCAAGCCGTCTGTCATGTTCCCATACAATTCTTCACACTGCTGCTGCATCTGCAATTTTATTGCTTCTAACCGGCTGATGTGAACCTTTGCGCTGGCATTCTCCAACTGTTTCGCCCACTTATCATCATAATTAAGCGTTTTTCCTTTTTTGATGTATTCGTTTACATCCATACGGAAATCTTCCAATTCATCATTATTCAGAAGCCTTTTAGCCGCAGATAATGAGATTTCGTTATTCTCTGCAAGTCTCTGATACCATCTTTCGATTTTATCATCAATGACTTTCTGCGCCTGTCTAAATTGTCGTTCCACATTATTGGCATATGCTGCACCTTTGGAGTGCGACATATCCTCGATACTTTCCATACGTTTCTTCCAGTAATCCGCCGACGCCATGCCGCACCACCTTTCCTATAATATTGCTCTGTATCTTTGCATCGGAATATGATGCATCTTTTTCCAATTATTGTGAGTTTCCCTCATATGTCTTGGGAAATCTTTTGCAAAATCCTTGTTCCATTCTTTTAAAAATATTTTTTTCTTTTTCCATTCTCCATGTTTCATTTTGCATCACCTGCCATCGCCTTTCCACACTTGGTACACTTCCATACTGTAATGCGTGTTGAATGTCCTGTTGCTCTGTCATAATCATAAAAAAATGAGTAGGGCATATATCTGTGTTTGCAGAATGGCCTACTCAAAATCTTCATTATTCTTTTTATCATCTTCATTCCCCTGCGCAAATGCATTGCCGTACATCTGCTGTTCCATTTCTTCCTGTTGCTCCTGTTTTTCCTTTTTGAGCCGGTCAATTTCCTTTTGTGGATTGTCCGAACTCCAAGGATGTTTACTAATCAATGTTTCTGTGGATAAGATACCGACACTGTTTTTGATATTGTTGATAATATCTGATTCAACCACCAACATTGAGCGGTTAAATACCACATCCACTTCCTCATTCTCAAAATCTCCAATATGAGCATTGGAAAGATGCTGATTTACGAACCAAAGCAGGTCCTCAAAGGATGCCTGGAACTCTGTTTCTGTTTCATCTGCATCAATGTCAATGTCACTGTACACCGATTTGATAGTCATTTCGTTTGGACTGCCGGCTGACTTCAATTCGTCGACATCGTAGCCCTTGGCATTCTCAATCAACGCTTTCTTAAGCAATGCAAGGATGGTCTTGTAATTCTCGCAATTTACTTCAATCTCTAATTTATCAACGCCACCGTCTGCTCCATCCGTGGAACGTACCTTGATAGCCTTGAACTCGCTCAAATTACGTCTGAACTCTCCTAAATCAGTGCCGCCGTAGTTCTTTAATACGATGATTGTATTGCCGGATGCATTCTCTTCCATTGAATTATCAAAATCAGATAGAATCCTGTTGATTGCATCCTGCAGCGGCTTAACCTTTTTAATCAATGGCATTTCGTTTGAATATGCCTTGAAAGGAATGAGCGGCACCCTGTTCCAGTTATATCCCTCTATCTGTCCATCTGCCTGCTCCTCGTCCTCAACTTCAAAGTGATATGTGCTGTAGTCCTTAATCAGCTTGTTTCCCTCTGTGAGAAGTCCATCATAAGTAAAGTGATGGATGCCCTGCGTATCGTACACATCCACATTGGTAATCACTTTTTCCTCGTTGCCCTCATACATGAGCACATTGTAAATTCTTACTGCAAAATCAAGTTCTGTGTGTTCATCATCTTTCCAGAACGGGAGTATCTCCCACGGCTTAAACCTTTTGATGCGGAACTCACCATTTTCATCGTAGTAAGGATATAGCCACCCGATGCCGCCGTTATAAGCATCTTTGCCGAGGTTCTTTAGTGTCCTTTGGAATCTCTTATTGAATATCTTCTTTAGGGCATCTGTATAGGTCTCATTGTCGCACTGGAATGTCAATGGCTTACTCAGCAGATAATTTACTTTCTGGTCAACCATCTTTGCGTACTGGTTATCCAGATCACGATTGTTCGGTAGATTCTTATCTTCCTGCCATATTGCCTTTTTGTGACCATCCTCTCCAACGGAATCCTTAATGACCATTCGTTTTCTGTCCTTTATGGCCTGCTCATAATCATAATAGGCATCCCCCATTATCATATCTCTACGACTAGGCGATGCTAGAAACTTACCAATCTCTTTTTCAAGAAACTCTGTGTCAGTCATGCGTGATTCTGCGCCTTTTTTTATAATATCGTTGATTCTCTGCATTTCCATGCCAAAATTAAGCATTCTTTCACCGCCTTTTCTTTTATTTTGGAGTGGTGTGCGTGGTATCGCTCCACAAGTACCCGCATCCTCTGCGCACACCGGTTTGTAGTTTAGGAGTTTTAAAGATGGGAAAACCCTGCTAGGCTGTGACACACTTGCAAGGTTGTATTAATCAAAATCAATTGCGTTGCCATTCTGTATCTTCTCTGCAATTCCTGTTGTGGCATCCGGCGCATCATCGTGTTTGTTCTTGCCCTCACGCTGATACTTAATCATCGCATCGTAATACTCCGGCCATCTGTTCTTCCAATCAACCGGGAAGTAAATATGGTTCATTACCCATGTCGCATTTGATAGGATTCTTGAAATCTTATTTTTGTGTTGGGTAAATGGAGTTATTATCGTGTGATTGCTCTTATATTCATCCCATAGGATTCTCTCAACACTTCTTGCATATCCACGACCACCATTGTTGCTTTCTATATCAGCATCATTGACTTTAAAATCAAATAGCTGTTTGGCTTCTGCCGGTTCAGTGACTTCCATCGGCTCTTTCGTATATAACACATCCAATACATAGGCTTCATCTGCATATGTCTGACCGTATACGATAGAGCATAAGTAATCTTCGCCCTCGTCCGCCGTATCCGTGTAATTCTTGATAGCTTTAAACATTGGCAATTCGCCATCATATGTCTTGAAGCTACTGTACAGCCTACCTTTAAGGTCAATTGGCTCTTGCTGATAATTGGCATTGAATATCTCGGCACCCATTGTCTTTTTCTTATTCATTGCCGACTTATAGGATAAGATTTCAGAACATAGCATTGTGCCATCGTCTTGTATGGCTTTCATGTTGATGTGTCTTACTTTCATCCCTATTGATGTGAAGTGATCCAGTGCCTTTCCGGCTAAATCATCACTCGCCCATCTGGTCATGATGATTATGATTTTGCCACCCTCTTCCAAACGGGAGAGCATTGTATCTGTGAACCACGTCCACTGCTTTTCTTTTACGTCTGCATTGTTGGCTTCTTCGGCATTCTTTATCAAGTCATCAATCAGTATGATAGTTGCACCAAAACCTGTTGCTGTTCCTGTTGGGGAAGTGGCAAGATAGTTGTTATATCCATCTTCCAATGACCACATATTCATTGAACCATCACCACGTTTAATGCGTGTGTCCGGGAATATATCAGAATAAACTACCTTATCCACATCCGCTTTTACTTCTTGTATGGTATTTCTTACACCCTTGGCGAATGTGGTGGATAGTTTCTCATTATATGAACCTGTCATGACCTTTTGTGAATGGTCTTTCCCAAGTACCCACTCAACCAAGCACTGCGCCGTTCTTGATTTCCCGTGGCGGGGCGGCTCATTTACTACAAGCACATCATCGTCACTTTCAAGGAACTGCTGCATCTCATTACACATTTCAACCATAAAGGTTCTGTCTGGCTTATAAAAATTAGGGGCTTTCAGATTGCAATAAAAAAAGAACTCCCTTTTGGCAAGTTCTATCTTTGCATATCTCTTAATTTCATCCTTTGTCATCTGCTATCAACTTCTTTAATTCATCAGTGGTCAGCCCATCAAAAGGATTCTCTGTTTTCACATCCGCGCTGACCTCTGTTTTATTGACCGGTCTTTCTCCAATCAAATCCCTTACCGCCTCAAAGGCATATATATCCCCTTTCAAGGCTTTCTGAATCTGTGCCATCAACATAGCCTGTTCCACTGTGACATTCTCTTTTGAGAAGTCTTTCATATTCTCAGCATTGTCAATGTCTGCCCCTTTTCCCGGTTTCAATGGCATTGATAACAGGATTTCAAGATTCTCACGCATGGTTTTCTTTCGTCTGCGTGCTTCTACCGATGCCTTACCACCTTTTGATGCAATTTCCCTTTGCTCTTCCTTTGTTCTTTGATTCAATGGTATGAGGTTTTCTTCTCCTGCCATCTTGCCACCTTCTTTCTATCTTCAATTTCTTTTTACTCTACAATAACCCAATCTTCCGCAAGGCAATCATTGATACTCGGCACCCACATAGAATGAGAACCGTCTACACATCTAATCTGTAAATACGGATTACATACAAATAATTCTCCCTCATTCATTCCCCATGCTTCAGCAGTCTGTTTATTGCATGGAATCCCTTGTGGATAACCTTTCTGATAAACAACAAACATTCCCTTGCCATTCCATCCCTTACGTGCTACTTTCTGTCCTGCTTTTAATGCTTCAATTGCTTTTCCAAAATCCATTATTTTTTCCTCTCTTTCAACCATTGTTCCCATATCTGATTTGCTATGTGCGCCATCATATTTGGTGGCACGCTCATGCCGGTAACATACTGCGCATTGTTCGCTGAATTATTGATAAAATCATAGTCCTGTGGAAATGTCTGCACGTTCCTAAAATCCTCTAACCGGAAATATGTATTATCACATGATCTATAAAAGCATCCGTTGGCGGCGATTGTATCACACACCCTGTTATCCCATATTATCCGCTGGTTAAACATTGAGCCTTTGCCATATAGTCTTTCATTGACATCTGCAAGGCTTCTGTCTGTCGATATCTTCTTGTGCAGCAACATTGCTGATTTTGTCGTTGCCCCTAACTCTTTACCTTTCTCTTTGCTCCTTACTGCCCCAAAAGGTATCGGCTTATAATTAAAATCTAATTGCAATTTGCCGTACCCTTGATTATTGGCAATAAAAAAGACACGTTCTCGTGCCTGTGGTACTTCCATATATGCACTATTAAGCTTGAATAACTGTACTTCATAGCCTAACTCTCGGAATCTCTTAAATATCTCGTTCACATAGCCTTTGGCTTTGCCATTGATAAGACCGACAACGTTTTCTGCAACAACAACCTTTGGCTTTAACCTTTCGACTATATCCAGGAACACAAAGAATAAATCATCAAGCCGTTGTTCTTCCTGTCCCTCACGGAACACTTTCTTTTTGTTCCATGCCTTTTCCCGGCTTCCTGCCATGCTGAATGTACTGCACGGCGGCGAGCCATCCAATATGTCAAGGCTGTATAATTCATCCGGTAGCTCCGTGGTTAAGAACTCCCTTGCGTCCATATTGAAGTTATACTTCGGATGATGGTTATGCACATACAGCTCATTTATCTTCTTGTCAATCTCACAATTCCCAATGACCTTGAATCCTGCTCTTTTATATCCCATGGTAGAACCACCACCACATGAGAAGATACTGAATACCTTGACATCTTTATCCTGTACGATATCTTTTAGATACCATTTCCAATCAAACACGATGCACCGCCTTACTCGTTGAACCTAAATTTGCATCTAGGACAAATATGTGCAAATTGTTCATCATCGTATTGCTCGGCATCAATTTCCCCTGTTCCCGGGGATGCAGGATTTACATTGACCTGTGTTTCTTCTTCCTGATCCACAACGATATCATCATCATTAAACTTGATTTCAAATCCGAAGTCACCCATATCTATGTCTGCGATACTCTCCAGTTCTTCATTGAGCAATTGGAAATCCCATAGGCTAAATTCTGCCACTCTGTTATCTGCAAGTCTATATGCTTTAATCTGATTCTCTGTCAGATCATCAGCAACTATGCATGGCACTTCTTTCATTCCTAACTTTTTAGCTGCAGCGTGTCTTGTGTGACCCGCAACAATAACATTGTCTTTATCAATTACAATCGGCACCCTAAATCCAAACTTCTTAATGCTCTTTGCAACCTTATCAACTGATTGCGTGTTGTTCCTCGCGTTCTTCTCATACGGTATAAGCTGTTCTATTGGCTTATCAACTATTATCATCTCGCATCATCTCCATTCTACAAATTAAGACAAGGAACAAGTTGTTCTATTGGCTTATTCCCTTTCATCATTCGTAAAATGGCAATAAAAAAAGCACGAGCAACACTTGGGGGATGTTGTTCATGCCTTTTTATCTTTTGTAAATTGGGGAGCTTTGAAGTCAAATTAAATTTCAACTTGTAATGATTTTATCATAGATATATGTGCCACTCAAGCACGTATTTATGCACTATTTATGCAATTAATCTCTTTACCTTTCACTCAATCGCTGCCGCCTTTCTAATCCCAATCCAACTTTTGTCCGCACTTAGAGCACCAATCTCCAAATGGCTTGTCTATTCCTCTTACCATAGCACGGCATACAGGACAATCTGCTCTATTAGTTTGCTCGTATGTAATCGGTTTCTTCGGCTCTGCTTTCTCTTTTAAAGCCTGTAACTCTTCTACTGTGGCGTCAAACGTTTGATAAGTTTCCCATCTTTTGGCATCCTCATTCGTTAAGATGCAAAATTTCTCATGCTTCTCACCTGCGAATACCGTTTCTAGGAAATAATGTAGCAATTTGACTACGTCTAAACTTTTACCGGATTTCTCCTCAAGCTCTTTTTTGGCCATGAGATATTTATCCCATTCGGCAGCATCTTCATACGTGAGTATCTTCGCATTCATTGGGTGTGGGCTATCTGACTCTTTTAAAGCAAACTCCAATTCATCCACATACTTTGCAAGCGGCAGTTCTCCACCGAACATATCTGCTAAACGCTTTTCGATTGCGTGGTACTGCTGATTTTCTTCTATGGCACAAATCGCATTTTCTAAAGCATCACACTCTGAATATCTTCCTTCGTTGTCGCATCTCTTATGAATATATCTTAATTCTTTAATTGTTTTATTTTTATTCTCCGTCATGCCTATTTCTCCTGCTTTCTTACAAAATAGTCTGTCGAGTACCATTCTTCATTGCCCAAATCATTTTTTATTTTGATACAATCTCCATCAAAACCAAGCACCTTATATTTTTTGCCCGCTGTCAAATTAAATTCAGAAGCGTGCTCAGTTGCTTCTTCATATTCTTCTACCGTAATAATCTCTGTTTCTGTTATTTTCATGCCTATTCCTCCACTTCTGATTGCAGCCACTCCTTAATTCCACTGGCGCAATTTTTGGGTACATCTTCTCTTTCTACATAACAATGCTCCGTTCCATAATACTTACAAACCGGGCAAATAGCACATAGTTCTCCACTTGTAATCAGCTCTGCCAACTCTTCAATGCTCATTGATTGGATGCGTTCTGCATTGGTCTGCACTTTTGTATTCTTTCTCTCATATCCTGCGCATCCCTCTGATGCAGGACATTCTTTTCTATCGTTATAGGGACAATCTGTATCATTGCATATGTTCGGTTGATATGGCTTTGGTAGTGGTTGCCATGCGATTACTCGATAGGTCTTATTAACTTTTAATAAATCACAAGACCATTTTCCGTCTTTCGTGTGAGCATGAGTTGTTGCGGCATCTCCTTTTTCACTAACAACAGTTACGTTCACTTCATCTGATATTTTTTCAAACATTGCATCATTCCATTTGTCTGTTCCTTTGTATTTTGCAAGAATGCTTTGACGTTCTTCCGGCATTACGCCACTACTTACAGGAATCCAACCATCGCACTCGGACGCTACTTGGTTGACGATTTCGATTGCTTCTCTAAAGTTCCAAAATGCCTCTGTTTCAGCATTGTAGTTGCTTTTCTTTTCTTCCAACCTCTCAATAATCTTCTTAAATACTCTCTGCATACTTACACCTCTCTAAATTTCTTATTTAATCATCTTCTGTTAATCCTGAATGGTCTATGTTCTGTCCACAATTTGGACAGTAATCATAATTATCATAATCAACTTCATAAGATTTACCGCAATTTGGGCATATCCATGTGTCAAGCACTAGTTCTCCGTTATAATAACCATCCCCTTCATAATTCGGTTTCTTCGGCTCTGCTTTCTCTTTTAAAGCCTGTAATTCCTCAACTGTGCCGATTGCGTGGTACTGCTGATTTTCTTCAAGTGCTTGGATTGCTTTATCAAACGCTTCGAGCAAAGGCTCTTCTTCCTTAACAAGTTCACATTTTAAGCACTCCCTATTACAATGGCTTGCCCTTTTGATACATTCGACTTCGTTTTTCATGTATTCTTTTGCTTCATTCTCCGTCATGCCTATTCCTCCACTTCTAACTGTTGCAATAACTTGCACCTGCTATTTGTAATTCATCGTTATTATCAACCCAACAAATAGACAAGTAGTAAATATCAAGACCACAACTATCGAAAACATCAATATCTGATTCATAGTTGTAATTTTTAATATTTCCGTTCTGTTTTTCACTCTCAAGCATATCTTTCACTTCTCCGATTAACTCGTCAAAGTCATCTTCTTTTTCCATAATCTCATGAAATTTGTCACGAATACTCATACTCTATTCCTCCACTTCTGATTGCAACCACTTCAAAGGTTCTCCAACTGCCAAACTACACGGCTGATTAAATGTGCCAAATCGTTGTAAGAACTTTGCCAACTCCTCATCACTCATAGAACGGATGCAGTCTGCGTTGGTCATAGGCACAAATTTGTTATAACCTTCACATGTATTGCAGATTGGTTTTGCTCTTTGGATTTTGCACTTTCCACATTTCGTCCCTTTCCAATTACTCATATCCTATTCCTCGCTTTCTGCCAAATAATCTTCAATGTTTTTGTTGATATTGCTTAGTATTTCAAGCAATCGTTTTCCGCACTTCTCAACACTTGCAAAATTGCTATCATAACTATCCATTGCGACATTTCCCATTCTGCAAACCAAACTATCAACAACATTTCCAAGTAGGCAAATATTATCCAATACCTTACTGTCATAACAGGAATCCCCTATTGGTGTTATGCCACCGACTAATGTATTTACAACTTTTACAATCTCTTCATCTGTCATGCGTTATTCCTCGCTTTCTGCCTTGTATGGTTCTGGTAGTGGTAATGTTGGTAATGATTGCCATGCGATTACTTCAATTTGTGGTGGTAATGGTTCTAAATCCACATACGTTTTAAAACACTTATCAATACCGCTATACCAACAATCTTCTACACCTAACGAGCCTTTGTCTGTTTTGATTGTTGTTAATACTCTTGCATTATCCTCTGGCAACCGTTCCGATACAGGAATCCAACCATCGCACTCGGACGCTACTTGGTTGACGATTTCGATTGCATTTTCCACTCCAAACGCTCGACCTAAATCTACTTTCATCTCATAATTCTTATAAGTGTTGTAAGCCATAGTCTTTTCTTCTTCCAACCTCTCAATTATCTTCTCAAATGCTCTCTGCATACTTACACTCTCCTATTCCATGCTTTCACGACTGACTCAATAGCGCCACCTGTCGGCATTCCCTGTGAGTAGCCATCAACAAGGCATTTTGTCATAACACCACACTCTTTACAGATAACTTGCACGCCACTTTTCACATGCACAACTGCCTTGCCACCGCAAAATGGACACAGCTTTAATTCTGTATTCTGCATACTTACACCTCGCTATTCTGCTTTAATGCCTGTTCATCAACCCAAACCCATTGCGCAAAATCAATAGGTAATAATTCTCCCGTTTCAAGATTTACAGCATTTCGGTAATTGGTATTTCCGTCTGTTTGAATCCTTACTTTTTCTGTTTTCATAATACTTTCTTTGTATTCTGTTTGACACTTGCAACCAATAGGAACAACCTCAAATCTAACTCTTTTCATCCCCTTACACCCCCTTCTCTGCCAATGCCTGCGCCCTTGTAGGTGGCAATCCTAATTCTATTTGCTTTTCTGCTATTCTTATTGGAGTGTAATATCTTCTGAATATCTTTCTGCAAATGTCACAATTTCCATATCCATGCCCCCAACACCAATCACAATATCTATCAAACTGATTTTTTAATGCCTGTGAGCCACTATCCAAAATAAGATTATCTTCAATTTGCATTATGCTCATGACTTACACCTCGCTATCCTGTGGCATCCGAAATACATAAGATGGAATATTCCCTGCTTCTTCCCCTCTTGCTCTGCATCTTTCACAATACACATATTCTTCTGCTATTATATCCAACACCCTAATTGCTTTTTCTTCGGTGGAATATCTTCCAAGCGACATATTGCTATAATCGTTTTCGATAGCAAACGGATAATATGCAACAACACTGTAATAGCATGAATTATTTGTGTTAACAGGATGTATGCCTATATCTGTTAACTGTGCAAAATTTGTAATACTTTTCTTATCCTGACTTCTAATAATCATTTCTACTCCTTTCCGCCGCTACGGACGATATCAATCGCTCGTCCCATTGCACACATTCCACCAAAATCATCTTCAGTATCATACTCGCCCCATGACTGCTCATATTCTTTTCTCTCTTTATCCAACTTCTCCACCACCGCTTCTACATCGTAGGCGATTGGTGCACATGCCGCAGCAATACGCACTGGATCATTTTCCACTCTACCTTCTATCAACGCATCTGCATCTATTAGTCTCATACTCTGCTCCCTTCAAAATAAACTCAACTGCTGTTCGTCATACTTTTTCTTCTTGGTTGTTATCTCCCTGCGCCCCATCTCTGTCAGGCGTTCAACACGCTCTTTCTGATTTAAGTTCGCCATGTACCGGTTATCGACCTCGGGCGGTAATGGAAGATAGTATTCAGACGGCAGTGTAAGCCCATTCTCTTCACAAATTTTTGCCAATTCACGCTTATACCCAATAATGTGATTCCGTGTAATGTTCATATTACATCCATCCGCCCAGAATGGGTCATTGCAACCATTCTCATTAATCTCTTTCCAGTGAGCCAATTCATCCACGATATTCTTCTTGCACTCATTTACGCATTGCTCGACTGTCTTTTCTTTCATGGCATCACCTCCGGGAAGTCCACTGCAAATGACAGCTGCCCCTTACAGTTATCTCCTATTGTTGTTGGATCCCATCCAACCCCAATATAATCAAGCACCTTTGCCCATCCATAATCGTTACCATTTTCATCTTTACACATGTGAAACATCAAATAATCCCATTCCTTTGGATTTCGCTCATAGAGCATGTCAAATCTGTGCGGTCTCTTTTCCATGTGAATACCAAACCCACACATAGAGCATCCGGTTCTCTGTGCTTTTGTTGTATACAGTGTTCCATCCGGTTTCTTCTCAATAGTTCCGTAAATCTCTGGTATGATTGAATCCGGCATCTCAAACGTTTTTGCTACTCTTCCTTCATCCAAAATTCGTTCGCGGTATTTCTCTTTCAAACCGTTCTTCCACATATCATCCATTTCTAATGCCAGTGTTAAAATATCCTGTCTGTGAAATATTGCAAATGGCGCAGATCTAATTGTTGATGCTCCAAAATAATTGCATCCATTCATTCTCAAACTCTTGGCACGTCTGCCGCCCTCAGATGCCATTAATCCAAGGTAAGGGACTGAATTATGCTCTTTTCCCCAGTTATCGCAGTTTTTCTCCTTCAAGTAGTAGCAGCACTTAGCAGATACAAGAAAATCCGGCTTACTATAATTACATCCTTCTGTCTCATTTTCATATCCACCAAATAATTCCAACCATCGCTGATTAAGCTTCATCCTAGAATCTTTCTGCCATCCACCGTATTCTCCCGTTTCGCCCGTGATGATTGCATGTCGCACTGTCTTATTTTTATCTGTTGGATTCTGCAAAAGTTCTATCTTTCCCGCGATTTCCTTTGAAATAACGGGGAATCCAAACTCTTGTATAACCTTTGGCTTAGTCCAAAATGTTCCATCATCACGCTTTAGCGGCGGTACATTGATAATTCCAAGCGCCTTATGTACTCTCTGTATTGACTTGTCCTCTAGTGTGGATGCGCTCACCCCTGGAACATTTATTCTGCACACTTCATTCAAAAACAAATACAGGACAATACTATCTAAGCCGCCAACCGACACATGATAATTCAGCCCTCTATTGTCACATTCACTTGCAAACTCCTCTGCTCTAATCTGAGCATATTTGCGCTTAAATTCATACGGTTGCTTTTCTTTCTGCACAAATGAAGCAATTTTTTCATATGCTCCTATTCGTTCCATTCTTTCTTGTACTGATTCCATTTCTTCTTACGGAAACCGGTGCACCTTTTGTCCGGACGGTCTCGGTCTCCTTTCTACCATGTTTTCATCATGATTTATTTCTTTTTTCTTTTCTGCTTGAACTTATATACATCATTCTTCTGCCGGCTTACCGCACTCCGGTAGCTGTTTAACTTACTCGCTCTGCTCTTACTCATCTGCCACCTCCTCCTGCACACGTTTCATATTGGCTAGCGTGGTACCATGAATGTTGAGTGCTTTCTTTTCAAACCTTCGACTGCTCTCTAAGGTAGTTCATATAGCCACTTGACTGTTGAAGCACGTATACAGACACCGCATTTGTGATTCTACCTATTAACTGGTCCGTTACTACTTCTTCATCTTTACACACTTTTTTAACAACCTCTCCAATTTGCTGATACTGTGATTTTCCTTGTGAATTTATCCAATTCGTCAAATCTTTCACCTGCTTTTTTACTATCTGAGAGCTAAGATAATCGGTCAATTCTATCTGCCCCTCGCATTCATAATTGTCAAATAAACTCATACTATATCCCCCGATTAACTGAAATAAATATCCTCTATCACTTTGTCCGAAAACAACATGATACTCAAATCTTTTATCAATCTTTTTCTATTTCTGCTCACAGTACCATTATTTACTCCCATTTCATCCGCTATAACTTCATGCGTCTTTTCCTCAAAGTAATACTTTGGAATAATTTCAAAATACGGATCGTCTTTGAGTTTACCCAGTGCATTTTCTAATATGGCAATGAAACATTTTGTTTTTTCACATGACATATAAATTTCGCCGACCTTTTCTGCGACTTTCTCATACTCGTCTGTATTGCTACGAGTTCCCCCAGGATAGGATGTGATACTTTTTGATTTCTGCTTAACACCATATTTCATAATGTCTTTTATGTCGTTCTCATGCTCCTTTATAGCATCTTTAAACTTGTTATAATTAAACAAAAGCTTTTCTGTCTTTTGAAATGGTGTAAAACCATCCTTGAGCATCCCTTGTCTTTTCAATTCCTGCACCGTTGCTACTGCTGCCTTATCTGCGGATTTATCCGATGCCTTATCTACAATTTTCTGCAATTCTTCTTCCGTCATTTTCATTTGCATTCTCCCTCTATCATCAATACCTGATTTGTGCTAAGTCTTTCAGCTTCTCGCTTTACTCCGATAGAAATCTGATTTTCTTTTTTCTGTCTTTCTGCCACCTGCTCATATATCATGCGAAAATTTGCTCTGTCCGCCATTATATTTTCACTCATGCACAAATCTTTCCACCCTAGGCGCTCTACAACCTTTCTTGTCACCGGGTCGAAGCTGTTCATGCACTCTTCCAATCTATCCGGGTCGTATGTACACATTCCATATCTGCCTATATTTCTCGTCACTTGTTCCCATCCAACGCCCCAATCTTCAATTGGGGCTGATACTGTCTGCGATGCAATACTTCTTATATCTGCAATCGTTGGTGGAAAAGTTTTTGTCATCATGTACTTTTGCACGGCATTGGTCGCAACATCGTAGGGAATGTCCTGCAACATCCCAAACCAGATATTAAAAGCATCCTGGTCTGGGATAAATGTTGGCTGAGCATATACCGCTTTCATGCCCTTGACTAATATCTTGAACTCTTCTCTTTCCATGCTCCCACTCCTTAATTTTAAGATTAATCACTAACTATCTTTTTCCCAATGTGCGAGTAAGGATTTGAACCTTACAGCATACCAGGAGTTTCCCGTCGCAAAGAGCCTATACTACTTACAATGTAGCAGTGGTGTCGAACCACAATCCCTCGTCATTATCGCTTTGCTCGATTCTTCCATACACCTTTTCGGAAGCTTATCGCACAAAAGGTTTTAGTTAGCCAAATTCTTAAGTTACCAATTATCAACATCGCTCACCCTTGATGCGATACGGTCTTTGTTAATGTGTTCCTGTTTGTTTTTCAGCTTGTCCCATATTATGCCTTTCCAATTGGCAGCCATACATTCATCAATCAGATTTACAATAGCTTCATCTCCGTACTGGATGGCATTCTTTTCTATCTGTCTCAATAGGGATTTCATGCCCTGCTCCTTGTAGGATTCTTTGCGTTCCATCTTGTATGTAATCCAATCAGATATCTTTTCGCTTAGGTATTCAGAAATAGAGTAATCGCTGATAAGCCGCTCATAAATGGTGCGGGTGTTTTCTTTTTTCTTTTTACCTTTATCTGTATCTAAATCTTTATCTATACCTAAATCTTTATCTATATCTTTATCTATATCTGTGGAAACATTTTGTATACATTTTGTTTCCATTCCAAAATCCTTGATGCAATTTGCTTTGTCAAAGCTATATGATTTATTCTTTTTTATGCCTAACATAGCTTTTTCATCCTGATATACCGTTGGTGTGTATCTATCAGACTGGATGCAATTGTGCATTCTCCAATGTTTGATTACCAACACGCCATCTTCAAACGCAAGAATGAATCTTTTTACTATGAGAAGTTTCAAATCATCTTCACTCGCTCCAACCACTCGCATTATTTTCTTTGGATTTCCGATAAATCCATCATCATCCGCTCTCATATTCAAGTGAAAATACAGGCATTGTGTACTTAATGGCATATCGAGAAACGCATCGCTATCGCAAATTTTCATTGTAAACATCCTTTTATTTGCCATCCTCAACCACCTCGTATATGCTCACTATCTTATGTGTGTTTTCATCAACCTTTTTGCCTACAACAGCCACTTTGTTGGTCTGCTCCAACTCCGTGAGCCTTGGCGCTGTTGCCTGTCTGGTTGCAAGCGGTATATATCCCTTTTTATAAAGTTCTGCCGCAACCTCATAGGCGGTAAGTTTTTTCCCTGCCAAAACCTCAAGAATCCATTTGTACATGTTCTCCCTGTTTACTGGTGTTATCCGTTTCACTTCTCCCACTCTCCCATTCTCTATATAACTGCATCCAATCTTCTAATCTCATTGTCACCAAAATGTCTGCATTGTTCTTCTTGTGAAATACTGCCGGCAGGTTCTCCGAGCCATTAGAATCTCTTACAGCTTGAGCCATCCAGTCATATAACCGCATGTTCTCTTGGTGTTTTGCCTCAATATGTATTCCCGGCAATCCTACAACATCGGATGCGTCCCCCGTGTTCCCACAATACTGCGCTGTCCTTCTCGAATCCATGTAACCATAGTCTCTAAATATGGATGCAAGCTTTCTCTCGAATCTCGCACCTTTCTGTTTGCTGTTAATTGGCATTTATATCTTCCCTTTCTAACCTTGTTATTTGACCGAAATCGGGCTTATTTTTGTCTTGGTGTCTATTTCTACGCATATTACATTAAAACGCTTATTTGGGCTGTTTTCGGCTTTGTATATGCGAATCAAATAAACTCCTTTCCCCCAGTGCTGTAGCACTGGGAATTAAATCATGGCTTTCAATAAAGGCTTCGTGATATATTATCGAAACTGCATGATAGTTTCTTTTGCCCGTAGGCAGGTGTTTCAACCTATTTGCATACTGCAAAGGACATTTGAAAATTGTCACCCTCGACAAAAGTTGTTCTTATGTAGTTTTCAATCTTTCTTTCCCTGATACGTTCTTCTTCCATGCAATCGCATTTCTCGCCAAAATCAAGGGATGCTCCACAACGTTCACAACTTCTATACTTCATCACCGATAACTCCTTATGAACTCCTTTATAAAATCCTCTCTGGTTCCGTATGTGCGTTCCCACACTTCCTGTGCCATTTTCTTATAGGCAAGGTCAACCTCTCTGTTTTTGTGCGGACTATCATTGCCCTCATGGTGTATGTAGCACAACGGGAGAATCATTTTATACTTTTTGGACTTCTCCCGGTTTGCAGTTCCAAAGAACACTTCGTGTTTATGCGGATGCGGTGCGCCACATACATAGCAATGGTCTAGATCATCAACAAGGATGCTCTCTCTTTTACTATCCGGCATTCGTTTCATTGAGAAGTTTCTCCATAAAGTCCGATAATTCATCAATACATACGCCTGCCATTGCATACATATTTGCATTTTTATTTCCAAAAGCCTCACTCACTTGTGATGCATTGCCTTCCACGACTCCCTTTACAATGAGAGGTGTAATCTGAATAATTTCACCATCGCTTAATTTTCCATTTCCATGGATCTTTAATTTTCCATTATCATATTCAATTTCTATCTTTATCATTGCTATCTTCCTTTTGCTCTAATTTTTCTAGTGCCTTACGCATTTCCCTGCTTGGTGGCGGTTGCAATCCTAAATCTTTCATATCCTCTACCACTCCATTTAGAAGCACCGAAAATTCTTTGCTATCGTATGTAGAAGAACCAAAATAACAAAGCATCTGAACCGCCTTGCTTCCGTTTACATCAATATCTCCAACTACTTCGCATTCTCGCCATTGTGCTTTCATGGCATCAACTACATTCGGCTTGACAACGATATAAGTGAATTTCCCATATTTTTTTAATGCAGATAGGTATTCATCCCATGCACTTCTTCCGGTTTCTCTTGCAATTTCTCCAAGGCAAGCCCAAAGCATGGCATTGGCATCCAAAGACCGCTTTTTTCTGTATTTTTTCACTTCAATATCAAGGTCAATGCCTTGCAGATTGTTCAACTCTTCTGCATTCTCCGGCGGAATGGAAAGAGTTAGGTTGATGTTTCTGCCAACCAATTCACGACTGGCAGAAACAAATTTTCCTATGGTACGCATCAGCTATCACCATTCTGTTCAATCGTTTTCTCTAATTTATTCATGCACTTTGTGAACTGGTCAACACTAAGTTCTTTTAATGATGTGATATGGAATAACTCGGTAATCTGATTTACACTTACATTAGCCTTTTCCATTTTCTCAACCAAAACTTTATATTTAAGTTCATCAATTTTCCCGCACGAATACTGTTTGAAAACAATGTTCATATTCCCATCTACGATTTCCAGTTCGTCAATGACATTATCCGATGTGTAAGTGATGTAATTTACATAGAACTTATCTCTACATGAAAACTTACCGTCTTTTTCTTTTATGTTGCACTGATCTGCCGGAATCCATATGAACGGTGCCGTATATAATTCACGTCCAATGCCATGCTTTACGCACGCACGTTTGAATGCATCAGATGCTCTTCCTTTTTCTTTTGCAGTATAAGAAGCTGTTCCGACATCTTCTTTTGACACCCATTGTTTATTTTCCGAATCCCATGCAGAAACAATGCAATACAAATCTCCGTCAATTACTTCATATTTATCCTGCCATCCGAGGCAACCATACTTTTCATCAAGTCTTTTCTGACCATCTCTTGATGTCACATACAGCAGTAACGAAAGACCCTTTGCAGTAATCTGCTGTATTCTGCAACTAATTTCACTAGCAGCCAATAATCCACTCATTCTTCTACCTCTCAATCTATATGTACAACACTTTCTTCTAAGCAACTGTCACAAATTTTTTCCCCAAAGATTTCATGATAGCTTTCATCTTGGATGCGCTCCCCACAACAATCGCATATCGGTCTCTGCTGTAACCATTTTTCCTGTTTTCTGTCTCTTTCCTCTGCAAATTCCCACGGTTCTCTCATTACTCTTTACCCATCAATCCTACTGTCATAATTGGCTCTGCTTCTTCATTAGATAGTGGCTCAGCCACATCTGCGCTCTGTTCATTGCTTTCCTGTTCCTCACCAAGCACCTGTGAAACTTCCATGGCATCCATCGTGTGAAGCACCTCTATTTGGTTGTTGTATTTTGTTCCCCATTCATCATTTTCCGGTTTAATTAACAACTGTTTTTTCAATTCCATCCATAATTTAAAATAGTCCATTGTTTAAATCTCCTTTTCTGTTATAATGACAATGTGTTTTTTACTCTGGGCATGATGGGATGGCTGTCCCTCATGTCCTTTTCTTTTTTTACTCATCTTCAAATCCAACGACTCCACCGTCATTGACTACGACATACTTTCCTCTTTTATCTGCATTATCAATGCAATCCTGGATTGTAATTGCGCTCATGTTCGTTTAACTCACCGCCCTTCATTCTGTTCTCTATGAAACGGATATACATTTTGTAAAAATTTTCATTTCCTTCAACTTTTACTTTTTTGCCGTAAACACTATCTGATGTTGTCCCATCTGCAAATGTATGTACTATCTTAATCATCACGCTTACTCCATTATTTTGTAGATGATTTATCTACATTTTCAGCAAAAAAAAGTCGCAACTTCTCCGACTGTTTTTTGATTTTAAGTAGCTCACATAATTTTGTGATTTCAGACGGCAAAAACTCTGTTTCATTGTTGATTTTCTTGAGCAATCCATATCTTGATAACCCTAGCTGTTTTGCTATGTGAGTGTACTTATATCCGCTCTCGTCAATGATTTTTCGCAATGCCACTGTATCGGTCATTTGTATGTCACCTCACTTTCTTTGTAGATGTTTTATCTACATTACATAATATAGCACCGTGTTGATTATATGTCAACATTTGTTTTCAAAAATGTTGATAAAATTTGAACTTTACTTTATAATGTAATAAAGGGAGGAAAAAAAATTATGACAATGGGACAAAGAATAAAAGAACAAAGGGACAAAAACGGATTAAGCCAAAATGAGCTTGCAATTAAACTTGGTTATAAATCACGTTCTTCATTAAATAAAATTGAAATGGATTTACAAGAAATGCCTGTTGATAAAGTAAAAATGTGTTCAACGATTTTTGGATGTTCAGTTGCTTATCTGATGGGATGGGAAGAAGATGATCCAGAAGAAATGGCAGACCTACTGGCAGATGCAGACTTGGAATGTTTGGAATTATTCAATAAATTGAATGATGAGAATAAATGTTTCATTAAAAAGCAAATGAAAATTATGCTTGAATTGCAAAAAGAGGATGATTAATGGTCATCCTCTTTTACAACAAATTTTTTCTTTATGAACCTTATTAAAAAGCACGTTTCCCATTCATTTAATTTGTCAACTAATTCGTGAAGTATTTTTTTGTTATCATCCATAAGTTAAGCCCCCTATCGAAGTATAGAACAAGTGTTCTTTCCTAGTATAACGTGACATAAAAAAATTTACAATAAAATATTATATTTTTTTTCATCAAATTTCAATATTTACCTTTTTTCCAATTGTGACAAGATTGTATAACGATTCGTTTTTTTTGTCACTTGTTGCTACTTTTCGACTGCTGTCAAAGTATTTTTCGCATATGCGTTAAATAAATATTCTAAGAAAGGAGAACATAACATAATGGGCTACATAATACTTCTTTGTCTTTTGCTTGGATTTATTCTATTTTGCATTTCGATGTTTATTTCTACATCAAAAGCAAAAAAGCAAGCAAAGAAAGCCATGAAAGAGCGTAAAGCAAACGGTATCACTCAATACATGCTTGCCACCCACGTAAACGGGTTGCCAATAGCGGAAAACACTTCGTGTCAGATTTCTTCATTAGCAGATCACTACGAATTTGATGCCGCCGGCACAAAATTCAATATCAGCAAAAGTAAAGTGACCGATGTATGTGTGAAAACAAATGTCGAAATCCAAAAACAATATGTGTCATCTGTTGGCGGTGCGGTTGCAGGTGCGGTTGTATTCGGACCGTTGGGCGCAATGATTGGCGGTCGTGCAAAAGAAAAGAAATCAAAAGAGTTTCACCAGTACCTCATTTTCACATATGAAAGTGATGGCGAAGTAAAATATGTCGGATTTGAAGTGACATATGCGTTATCAAATGCTCAAAAATTTGTAGACGAATTTAAGGCATCCGGCATTAAAAACAATGTAACAGTAGAATTATAACAATAAAAAAGCCGCTATCCGGTGCAACGGATAACAGCCTTAGGTGGTATAACCAACTCATAATCAAATTATACCACATCTATTAATTTTATCAATAAAGGATGTGTTTTTATGTTAGGAACAAAACGTGTGGCGATTTATGTGCGTGTTTCAACTCAGGAGCAGGCAAATGAGGGATATTCTATCGGTGCGCAAACCGAAAGACTGGAAGCCTACTGCAAATCAAGGGACTGGACAATAGCAAAGATTTATACAGACCCGGGCTTTTCCGGTGCAAAGGTAGACCGCCCTGCTCTCCAATCAATGATTTCTGATATAGTCGATGGTGTAATAGATATAGTACTTGTTTATAAACTTGACAGGCTTTCAAGAAGTCAAAAGGATACCTTATATCTGATAGAGGATGTTTTTCTCAAAAACAACGTTTCTTTTGTGTCTGTGAATGAGAATTTTGACACCTCTACTGCGTTTGGTCGTGCCATGATAGGTATTCTTTCTGTATTTGCGCAGTTAGAGCGTGAGCAAATAAAAGAACGTACCATGATGGGTAATATGGAACGTGCGAAAGATGGGTATTTTCATGGCGGCGGCTATGCCCCTATCGGATACAATTATGTGAATGGCGAATTGATAATTGATGAATATGAAGCGATGCAGGTCAAAAAGGTATATGAATTATTCCTAAAGGGAGAGCCAATACACGCAATACAGCGTTATATGAGCGAGCACTATACAACAAAATACAGTTCATGGGCGCATGATACCTGTGTCACATCATGCTTAAAACAAAAGGTGTATATTGGAAAGATTGAGTGGAAAGGCAAAGTATATGACGGCAGACATGAAGCAATCATTGAAGAAGATGTTTTTAATCAAGCAGCAGTATTGCTCAAAAAGCGAGCACTTAAAAATACAGAAAATCCATTTGAAGCTTCAAAACTATTAACCGGCATATTACGGTGCGATTGCTGCGGTGGACGGTATTTTGCAAAAGGTGTTTATGGCGGTCATGCTCCAAACAGAATATATAAATCCTATTACTATTGCTATTCCAGAGGAAAGTCAACCAAAAAACTAATAAAAGACCCGAATTGCAAATCTCTAGTGATTGCTACAAATGAATTGGATTATCTGGTTGTTTCGGAAATAAGAAAGCTGTCATTTGAAGATGACTATATTTATCATGTCATTGATTCTCAAAATGAGAACAAGGGAACAGAAAAAACAATAAAATTGTTAGAAAAAAAATTAAAAGAATTGGAAGAACAGGAAAAAAGAATGCTCGACTTGTATCAGCTAGGCAATCTGCCTCTTGAGACAATATCTGAACGTATTGCAGAAATAAACGAGAAACGTAACGGAATAAATAGCGAGATTTCAAACTTGAATGCTGATAATAATAAAATGTCAATCAGCACTGCAAAGGACATTCTGCAAGGTGCTGACGACATTTTCAATACTGGAACAATCAATGAACAGCGTGCATTTCTTTCATCACTGATAGATTATATTGGTTTGAGTGAAGATAAGATGACTATTCATTGGAGATTCGCATAATTTCAATTATCTGTGCGGACTAGGCAACAACAAGTTTCAACGTTGGTAGAGTGTTTTTATTGCCTAGTCCACACATGGTTGTATTCTCTAATAACTTCGTTTAATATTATACCAAAGGAGATTATATATGAATAAGTATGAAAAAGTCAAAAGCTTATGTTTAGAAGAGGGCGAACAAATAACGGTCATAGCCAGGGACGATGTCGGGAATATACAGTGTTTGCAAAGAAAGTATCATAGTGTCGGCGAATACATCCCGTATGAAGATGCACCATCTGAACGTATAGGGGCAATTTTAAAGTTAATCAATAAAGTGCCGGATAAAAGATACTACTACCGGGATGTAACTGTACAGTATTTTCAAGAAATAATCATTTATAAAGGGTGGGTCGAAATAGATCTTGATGATATTATTTATATCAAGAAAGAAAATCCAAAAGGGGAACTGATAAGGCATCTTAAATATCCGAGTTACGTTTCAACTCCATTTATAGAAATAGCAGAAAAATATCCTGATAATATAATACTGTGTGACATTTAAAAAAGGGTAGCCGTTTGACTACCCCTTTTTTTCTGAAGTTTCGTATGAATAAACACTAAATCCACTGCCTTTCATCACTCTGTTGCGATAGGCAAATCGTAGGCAATGAAAAAAGGCAATGTGCCCCTCTCTTTTAATAAAACTCAACAACCTGCCAACTGTAAGCACCTCTTTCTCGCGTATTAGAAATTGTAGTGTTAAATGTCACTGATGTGCTTGTAAGTTCGTATAGATGCGGTTCCACACCGTACTCCTCACCGGTACTACCAACGACCTTATTTCCATCAATGAGTACTATGCATTTATCTGGGTTTACAGGTGTATCAAATATGCATGGTTCGCCCTCGTCAGATGGAGAGATTCTTCCTCTCTGAATTGACTTTATTACACTATTGCCAGTCGGCAATGATGCAATAATCTCATTTCTGAGCACTTGCAAATCTGCCTTAGTAACAAATGTCTGTAGATCATTTTTAGATGCTACGCTCTGCATATCGGCCTTTGTAACAAGTGGTTGCAAGTCGGTTTTTGTAGCAACTGCCTGCAAATCAGTTTTTGAAGCAATGTTAACAAGGTCAGATTGTTTTGCAACACTATCAAGTGATTTCAAAATATCATCTGCAGTTACAGTTCCTTTTGCAATGCACTCCTGCAGCTTCTCAAGAAACGTCTGCAATGATGTGTTCGTGTTATCAACGGATACCTTTGTTGTATCTGTGTCGGCATATTCTACAAACGGGACTTCTACGAATTTATCAAGTGTCACATCCCATTTCATGTGTAAATACACTTTACTTTCATATTCATCCTTCGTGATTGAAATGTAATTCTGTCCACTCACTTCACTATCGCTCACCAAGAAATCAACCACGATTCCTTTGTTATTAAGGACGGCATAGTAGAATTTTGTAGGCAACACCCATTCTGAGCCATTCCAGATCTTGCCGATAATATAATACGTCGAATCAACTTCATCATTGATATACGCATCGTATTCAGCCTGTGTCACCTCAATGTATCCCGTCAAATCTGTTTTTTGTCTTTTGGTTCGCTCGATATCAACACAAATGTTGTTCTCGATGTAAGCATAATAATAAAACATACGCATCCTTTCTGTGCAATTGCACTATCCATTCGTTAAGTACATGAGAATAAAGTTTTTTACATTCTCCCAACTAGGATACATCCCAAGCGATGCGATATTTGTCGTTTCCGCTTGATTACAAGCCTGTGATATCATTCTCTTGTTATTTTTATCCGTGGTAGCCCAATTTGTTGATATTTTTATGATAGCCTCACAGATTTCCTCATATGTATTATCAGTGCTTATATTGATTGTAGAATCAGCTGTTTTAATGGCGGCAACAATCTTCTCTTTCGTGTCCCCGCCAAGCCGAAAAACCTCATTGATTGCACCAACAAGGCTTTCCTTATTCTCTGTGTCCAATTTGCTCAAGTCCTCTGCTCCACCCATGTTTTCATCAATTGCCATAAAGTTGGCATTGAAATCCTCTACATTGTAACCGTCGTCCTGGTCCGGTAATAACAATCCGTATTTAGTTGTTTTTTTCATAATAACCTCACATTCTCTCATTACTTCATGAGGTTATCTTCTGTACAGAAAAAGTCTAATCGACTGCTTTTCTCAGCAACTCAACTTCCTCTACTGTTTCTTATCTTTTGTAAGAAGGGATAACAGGCAGGATTGCTCCCGCCTGTTCTTAACCATTTCACTATTTCAGATATGCCTTAGACACAAATCCCGTGTACTTACCGTATGCCACGTATAACCAGCTTGTGTTGCCGTTCTTTGTGTAGTAGCCATAGCATCGCACTTTGCTTCCCTTTGGAATTGTCAGAATGATGCCCTTGTTTGTACCTGCACCCATGCGCAGATTTAAATTTGCTGTCGTAGTGTAACTTCTGTTGTAAATAGCGTCTTTCGATTTAGCCGGATCTGTCTTACTCTTAGAAGCTGTCACGTTCTGAGTTGCTGCGTTCTGCTCCACTTTTACCGTGCCCCCTTTCTGCCATGTAAGCATAAATTTTTCCGGTGTTCCATACTGCTTTTTAAGCAGGGATGCAGTACTTCCCCAGTCCGGCAACTGGAAGTGTGGCTTGTCCTTAAATGAACGCCAGTTACCGCCCCACTCAAGTCCGATTGACTGTCCAATTCTTCCGACTTTCTCAAACAATCCTGTGGCATCGTTAAAGGCATCATCTGAGGTTTTTCCATCGCCGTCTACGTCAACCTTAAGATAAATGTCACAAGCAACGCACCACTGGTGCATAGAACTGTATGTACTGCCCTTGCAATTCGTAACAATAGACCCGCCTGTGGTTCTGCCTTTCGCATATAAGGCATCCTGCTCCGCTACTGTTCTCACACACTCGGAGATTCCAATTGTAATACCCTGCGCCTTGCAGAGTTCCTGTAACTGTGCAATTTTCTTCTGTAATTCTGGATGTAACTGTTTAATGTCTCTCATATTATTATTCCTCGCTTTCTGTATCTGTAATTGTAATTGTTTCTGTTACTTCCGGGATACCTGCCACACTTGTAAGTATTGACACAATGCCTGCCAATGCCGAAGTACTGGCCACCAGTTTCCAATCAACAGCCCCCATCGTTGCTGTCGTTCCGATTGTCGCAACCGCTGTCTGTGCCATCGTCTTGACCGCTCTGACTGCCGCCGCCTTCGCCCACACTACCGTGTTCACTGAATGCTTGAATACACAATTTTTTAACACGTTCTTCCTCTCCTTTCATTTTCTTAAACTTTTTATACTGCTTCTTTGTCTGCACCATTTTGTCGTACACCACCATTGATGCGAACCAGGTACTCAATATCACTAACAAAAGTCTTATTATTTGCGTTGGTGAAAGACTCAGACCAAGGTTAAGATAAGTTTTGAATATAATACCTACCAATGTACTACAAATCATAGCGGAATCCAGTACAACCGCATTAGTGCGATATGGTACGCCTACGCTATTAAGCAATCGTTTCAAAGCCTCCGTTAATAAAATAGTGAATATTACGGATATTAATAATAAAGATAAATACAATTCAACGCTCATACACACCTCCTACATTGTGTCAAGGTCTTTGGTTGGTAATGCTTTAAATTTCTTATGAATATCAGTTCCTGTGCTGTTCCCTTTTAAACCAGAATACGCCTCGTAAATTGTTTTTTCCCGGTTACTTATATCTTCAAATTCATTTAATGGGATATACCCTAATGCTAGGTATTTTTCGCAAATCTGGAACAGCATATCATGCAAGATTGCTTTCATGCCTTCTTTTAAGGCAGTATCTTCTGCTTGCCTCTGCTTAAGTTTACCTTGTAAAATCTTGCACCAACCTCCTAATATGGCAAGTAGAACCCCAAACAAAGCCTCTAGCCAGTATTCGATTATAAATGTTCTTATCAAGAGTCTATCTCCTTTCTCTGTTGCTCTATCCGGCAGAGCTACTGCCTGCCACCTCCTCGTAACAGGCTCATTCGCTCATAGATTTGCCGGAATAAAAAAGAAGCTATCGGCTATGCACCAACGGCTTCTCTTAATTCTTCTACTTCCTCGGCTGTTAATTTTGGGTATCTTGCAACAATCTCGTCAAAGGTTTCTCCCTGTGACATTTTTCTTGTGATAACTCTAATCACTGTGTTTCTTACGGCTGTGCTCATTATTCCTCACCCCCTAACAGCAATCCAGCTAAAATTTCATCCTGTTCTGCCTGCGATGCTTCCATCTTTGCTTTCCACAGTTCCTCCGCACTTGGAATGTGCATCACAACAAGAATGCTGTCATCTGCATACACTGTTGCAGACCGGAATGTGAGATTTGAATAGATTCCATAAACCTCATTTTCCTCGTTCGAAACTGTCAGTTTGGTTTCATTCTTAAATGCTTCCGTTACTGCTGCAATGTCCTGCCCTGTCAATGTGATAGAAATTGCATCTGTTGATGTTGCTAAGTTCTGGCACTCGTATTTTGTGCCGTTCGCTGTGATATATTCCATGATATATCCCCCTTTCTTTTTTTGCAAACCATCTATTTATCGTAGTTTGATTGCTCTTGTTTTAAAACTTATTTGTCCAAATGTGGTTGGAGTTGGCACATAAATATACAACAGTAAATTAGAAATTGCTTGTCCAGAAATAATCTCATGCATTTCTAAAAACGTTCCATTTGAAGTAGTAGGAGCAGTTGCACCTACCACTTCATCACGTGTAGATTTAATTGATATATAAGGAACCCCTGTATTTGCTGAAAACCACACATAATAGGAAACTAGCCATATACCGCTATCAATTGATAATCCATTCGGACCAGCATATGACCATGTATTTGACAGATATTTATCACGTTCCGTGATTGAAACTTGTTTCAGATTTGTGTTAAAATCTGTTTTCTTTGCATAAGTGTCTTTAATTCTATTTCCGTCTCCATCTGCATCTGCTCTAGCAACTCGTACTGGTGGATATGTCCCATTTCCCCTGTCTGAAACAATGTCATTAACATTATCACCACTTCTATTAAATTGTGCATACATTATGCCCTCATGCCCAGACCAATCGCTTTTTAGAACTTTTAATACATCTTTATTATTTATTTTACTGTCTAATGTACTAATCTGATTCGCCAACGTCCCACTAATACTCGCATTCTTCTCTGTAGCTGGTAATGCTAACCCAGTGCCATCCGTTACGGCACTGGAATCAGTCAGCTTAACATGACCGAATACGCTCGCTGTTGCCTTAGTTGCAAAGTGACTAATAGAATCCTTGATAGCCTTTGCAATCTTACCAAGCGAAACGCTCAACTTCTCGCCACTCTTTAAGGCTGTGAGCGTTTCCGCTTCTGTGAATGTTGGTATCTGGTCATTGGTCGACACGTTCGGGACGTTCCCAAGTCCAACTTGCTCCTTTGTGACATTGTGGGGATTGTCGGTGCGCCCGCAAAACTCGTCTATAGCGTCTGCATTGTAGTTGAAATCATCGACATTATAATAGTCATCCTGTGACGGTTTTTTCAGACCAAGATTCTCAGTTGTTTCCATTTTGTCCAATTAAATCACTTCCTTATCCTTTGTTTATTAAAAAAGAACCGCCCTAATCTTCGAACGGTTCTTCTCTTAACTGATTATGTGTAAATGCCCCTAATTGAGCATTTGTAAGTCCGGTATTATGTATCATTCGATGCGTGTTATACATGAGGTCAATATCCAAAATCAGATTAAGTGGAACAACTCTTTCCGCCAACCGGTCAACCTCTGTTTTTAGCTTCTTGCTCTTTAATGCTACCTTGATTTCTAATGTATATTTATCAGAATCAAGGTTCACAGTATAGCCATCCTCACCACACAAGCTGGAAATCTGATGACACAGGGAACGATAAGTGTACGGTATATCCTCTAATAATCTGCCGTGTATTCTGAAATTGCGAACCTCAACGGAATCCGTATCAAGTGGCTTGATATTAAGTATGCTTTCCCATCTCTTCGCTCCTACAGCACTTTCATCTGAAATAAAGGCTTCTCTCAAAAGGGAATCAATGTCATCCCACAATGCCTCAACTTGTGGCTGCTCCACACGCATAATTTCTTTGAACTCCGCAAAGGTCTTTAATACTTCCGGCAGATAATCAATAAGCTGTCTATCCACTGATATCCCCCCTTATCGGTATTTTATTCACGTCAAGAATCACATTTTCTGCTGCATCATTAAGCTTTGTGTCCGCAATATCCACAATGCCTTTGACGTCCAATATCGCAGACTCAATCTGCTTGATTCTGACCACAATACCATTTTCATTTTCTTCCCATGACTTCCTAAGTTCCAAAAGATAATCTTCAACGGATTTCTCAATGTAACTTTTTATGTCAGCAAATGAATAGCCTGTATCATATGTGATAGTTGCTGAAATATTGATTGCAACGGAAGATACTGCTGCAATGGTTACTTCGTGACCAATTGGTGCAAGACCAACACCCTCACCGTGATTTTGCTCCGGGTCAATGATTGTCTGAATGTTATCAATCAGCAATTCGCTTGGCGCGGTAAAATCGGATGCAATGACAACACATTTTACATGACCGCCAACTTTTTCTCCTGCGGAATTGGTTGCCCGGTAGCACTTCACGCCACCAACTCCATCAATCGCCTTTATTTTCGCCTTATAGTCTGCCCTATTGCCGCCGAATGCGGTTGAATTGAAAGCATCTCGCCATCTCTGGCGGAATACTTCTGTATCTTCTTCGTCCTCGCCCGGAATCAACACTTCTACAAGTTCACAGACAGTCAGATTTTGAACATAGTCAATCGGTATCATTTCACCAAAGTGTCTGTTGCCATCTTCTCCCGCTGTATCGCAGATAACTTCATAAAAATATGATCCACCTACTTCTTCCACGAAGTCACCAACGGTATAATTCAAATCCTCAAGGCTGAAACGTGTACCTTTTTCTATGCCAACGTTGAACTTTCCTTTCAAAACGGCACAAGTCGCATCGCTTGGCACAAGTCCTCTTGTATCATAGGCAATCTTTTTCAGATATTCGCGTTCTGCCGTATCCCCAAACATCTGATTGAACATCCAAGCCATTGTAATATATGCCTGCGCCATTTCTGCACTGTTAGCACCGGTCGCAAGCTGAATGATGGATGCCTCTCTTTTGTCAAAGGCGGAATTAACACGCTCCAATTTCTCCGCCTGTAAATTCTCAAATGTCTTTTCTTCAAACAATTAAATACTCACCACCTTTTCTCCATTCACTGTGCCGTAAGATGTATCTACCTTGAATTTTGTAAATACCACACCTTTTTTCGGAATCTCAAACGTGAAATCATATACTTTTTTTATCCTGTCATCCATGAGCAGCGCTTCTCTGATTCTTCTTTCAATCTCCGGGATGCAGAATGTTGTCGGCTGACCAAACAGGTCCGCCAATTCCACGCCGTAGTTCCATGAGACAATCGGGCATGTGTACCGCTCGATGTTCAAAATCAAATAGATTGCCTGTCTCATGGCATCCAAGCCATCGCATGTATTCACAATGTTTTCTTTCTCGTTGTTCATTTTAAAAGTCTTTGATGGCTCTGGTTCAAAGGTAATGTCAGACATAAGGTTGTCTGTATACTGTTTTGGTATCATATCCTTACATCCTTTCTGTGACCATATATTTTTGTCCGCCATGCTGCTTCAAAAGAATGACCTTATCACCGGCTTTTAGCCCGTTATTGATTTTGATAGTTTTCTTGCCTTTAATGGCATATGTCCTACCATATTCATCCCTATCTGTTTCCATGTCAAATTCCATTTCCACTTCACGGTCCTGTAACGACTTGCCAACAACCAAGAAATCTTTTGTCAAGGTCAACTTTTTATCGGAATCAACTTGAATTTTAAGCGGATTTGCACTTGTTACCGTGCCATACAAAAAGGTGCTTGGCTCAGATGCATTCATGGCATCCTGTGCCGCCTTTTTAATCGTTTCTAATAAACTAGGCAATAAACTCACCCCCTATCAATGTCAAATCCATTGTGTGCTCATTATTTTTGAATCTATGGGTTACTTTATCAGCTACCATGAAATTATTAACGGCAATATCTCCAAGGTTAAGACTGATAAGGGGAGCTGAACCAGCTCGCACCCGCACATCTCCCCACGCATCTTTCACAGTCAATTTTCTTGTCTTTTTGTTGTAATAATTCAAAAGCATTTCCGCTTTTTTGGCTCCGTTCTCGCCCTCTTCGAGTTTGTCATAATATTGCAAGATACCCCATTCATTGATATGGGAACTGTCCTTTGCAAGATAGACATCCCTTTTTCCTGTTTTCTTATTATCAAATGTCAATTTGACCTGATTATAAGTCTGTTCATCAATGGATGAGGTGTAATCAAATTTCTGTCCTGTGTCTGCATCTATCAAAAGACCGACTTTCATTTCCTCAATATATTTCAAACAAATAGAACCAAAATCATCATACAGAACAAATACTTCCGATGTATTAAGCAGCGTTTTGTCCAATGCACCTTGGACGATATCAAACAGTGTCTTATTCGATTCTATCTGTTGCGGAATAACATACCCTGTATCCTGTATCTCACCGCAGCTTAAGTTGAAATCGTCACATATTCTTGAAAGTAATGTACTTGCCGTTATCCCAGTGTAACAATAGGTATCTTTGTTCTTGAAATATCTTAATTGGTCATAACAAGTTACTGATATGATATTTTCCTTTGTGTGGTTTTTCTTGAAAATATAACCATAAAAGACATTTGCACCGTCCACCTTGAACTGTACTGCATTGCCCTCTTGGATATTCAATATATCATCTTTCAGAACCTTAAATGTCAGCTTTCCGGGGGAGTTTTTTCTGTGTGTTTCCCATTCTATTCCCTCTTCAACTACCGGCGCATACACCACAGAACCATTTTGATTTAATAACTCACAATTCATATCATCATCCTTCCTATGGTATAGTTAAAACAGTGCCGGGATAAATAAGGTTAGGATTTCCGCCTACCACACCTTTGTTTGCACTATAGATTTTAGACCAGTCAGCACCTGATCCATACTTAGCCTGTGCAATCTTCCATAGGCAGTCACCTGGTTGCACTGTATATGTGCCACCGCCTTCCGCCTTAGCCTCTCTTGTATTTGACACTGTGGCACGTTTATTGATTGTGATTGCAACGGTCTTTGTGCCGTAATCCCGATACTGTTTCATTTTGACCGATACCTTTACGTCAAATCCTTCTTTGGCTTCCTCCACCGGTGTGAAGTCTTCCAAGGAGCATTTTATATTGGTACTGGCAAGTGCTGTCCCTCCGGGCAACTTCCTTGAAACGATAAATTGGAAAGTCTTCTTCTCTGACTTTAATTTCTGCAATACGTCAAGATAATATTGCGCCGGATGATACCCGTCAACATACTTAGCAAACGGATATTTCACGTTTGGAAGCAAGAACTCTGTGGTTATATCCTGCAATCCCTCTGCTTTAATAATATTGACCTCTCCATCATTAATCAGATTGACGGTCTTATTCTGCCCGTTGTGCTTTATCTGCAATTTCTCCGGGGGCACTGGAAAAAGCACTCCATCAATAAAAAAATCATAAGCCATTTCCTACACCCCCTCTGCGGATACAGAAATCTGTTCCTGCAAAATATCATTGATGTAATCCGGGATGGAATCAAGGTCTGCTAAGTTCTCAACTTTATTTGTCATGCCGGACATATCGACAGTTACCTGCGAAAATACAGTGCGGTCAATAACCTCTCTTTCTGCAATATCTTTCATCCATGCAAGATTTTCTTCCGTAATTTCAACAGAATCTGCAATCTTTCCCGCACTGTCGGCGGCACTTCCAGCTGCATTTCCAATACCTGCAACATCACTTGCCATTGCTCCTAGATCAGTGCCAAAAGCATCACCGCCATTGAATACTCCTTTTACCTCATCAGCAATACCCTCGCCAAAGCTATAACCGGATGAATAGGCATCACCAACCCATCCGCTTGAAAATGCATCGAATGTACCCATGCCCTTGTTCCAAGCCTCAGAAACACTATTGTATTCCTGTTTACTTCCCGCCGCATCCGCCGCCTTTGATGCGTAGTTATCTGCCGCCGCCTCTAATCCGCTTGTATCAAACTCAATAAACGGTAAAGAGTTCAGTGCATTGGCAATCTTCAAAATAACGCCGATAGCCACTGATGCGAGAGAATAGAAAGCACTCTGTGCGCCCAAGCACGCATTATGAAATGCAATAGGGATATTTCCTGCAACGGCACCCATAACATTCCAAATACCAAGTGCTACATTTGCTACACCCAGCCCTAAATTCTTGAAAAACTGCAAAACAACATTGATGCCACCGCAAATGACGCCTGTTGCGCTGATGCTCTGCCCTGTCACCTTGTTAATGACACCGATAACCACATATATAGCCGCAACAACCGCTATAATGATTACTAATATCCAAGTCAAAGGACACGCATATAATGCTGCATTAAAGCCAATCTGCGCCGCTGTTGCACCTGTTGTTGCCGCTGCTTCTGCCGCCGTCATCGAACCATGAGCAACCGCCGCCACTGCCGCCGCCATCGCAAGGGCATTTGAAATGCCTTGATAAACGTTATAGGCAAGCAATACACCATTGTACAAAGCAAGGGCAGTAGCTACACCGTAAAATATCGGGCCAATCATCGACCAGTTATCATATAGCATCGCACCAACGTTTACAATAAAACTAAATGCCGAACCGATAACGCTCGCCGCCATTGTCATCGTTCCAACCGCACCGCTTGCAAAGGAATCAAAACGGTCACCATTTGCAATCTGATTGATTTTATCAAGCACAGGGTCAAATGCTGAAATAGCATTGTTCTTGATTCCTGTCATAACATCGCCCCAAGTCATCGGTATTGATTCAAATGCCGCATTGGTTTGTTCGGTTGCCCCTAAGATAGCCGAAAGGATAACATCAGATGTGACTTGTCCCTCAGCCGCCATTGCTTTCATTTCACCTGTGGACACTCCCATGTAATCAGCAATCGTTTTGGCGAGCATAGAGCCGTTCTCCATGATAGATGTTAATTCATCACCATTTAAAACACCCTTTGCCATTGATTGTGTTAACTGCAACATAGCGGCACTTGATTCCTCTGTATTTGCACCGGAAATCTTTAACAATTTATTTGTCTGCTCCAGGAATGAAACAATCTGAGCAGAACTACTAAATGAATCGCCTGCCAAATTACCCAGTTTTGCAACCGATGCTTCCATTGCGATAAATTCCCCTCGTGACCTTTGAGCCGCACCGAATATCATCTGTTCCAACTGTTCCGTTGTCTGCAAGCCGTCATTCATTAAATTCAAACGTGCTGTATTAGATGCCATCGTATCAGATATATCAACGATACTTCCAACAGCTCTCAAACCAAGATATGCACCCACAAGGCCTTTGACCTTATCAAGTAAACCGTTCGATGCCACCACACCTTGACGTACTTCATCATTGTAATTGCGCTGTTCCTGTCCGGCTGCGTCAATGCTCCTTGTCACTTCATCTGCGGCAACATTCATATTCTGTAATGCCCCTCTTGCCGCTTCAATAGCCGCCGTATTAACGGAAGTGGATGTTGCTGCCTGCATATCCATAAATGCCCCAAGACACACATTGATAGATTGTGTCATGGTGGCAAAACTTGCAGAAAGGTTGTCTCTGACACTGACGCTCGTGCTTATACCTGCCATGAAATCACCCCTTTCTTATTTTAGTTTGTTTGCCTGTTCTTTCTCGCTCTCAATCCTTTTATCAATACACGCCATGATGAAACAACGTTCCTCCCGGTCAAGATCTAAAAATTCATGAGGTAATATATGAAGTTTGTGAAGGCAATAGTAAGCATAATTCGCATCACTATCACCTTCATCAATTAGTTTTTTGCTATTTCTACCAAATCAGCATTACTCGTATTGTAACCGCTGACTTCTAAGCACTTTTTAACATATGTCTGATATTCTCCGTCATTGTCGAGCATCTCCTGAATCAAATCCTCAGCAGACATAACACCGTAACTGTCCTGCAACTCTGCATCATTCAGATTAGGGAATACGGTACACGCTGCCGAAAACATACGGTTAAACTTTGCATTGTCCGTCTGCACCTTATTTCCTTTAACAATCGTATTACACTGTGCTCTGATATTTTCTGCTGTCTTAGACTTAATTGGCTTGATTTCCCATTCAATAGGCTTGCCATCCTCGTCTAAGAATGCATCTGATGCTGCAAACTTTACATTTTCTTTCTCGATTTTATTCTGTTTTAAAAATGCATTTAAACCGCTCATTTATTTTTCCTCTCTTTCGATAAATCCCCCTTTAATATGGGTAGAAAGTGTGGGAGGTTGCACACCTTATCGGTTACGTTGACCTATCCACCCACGATTACTACATCATTCCTTCAAGTCTTTTGTACTTCTCAGGTGACTGGTAATCCTCAAATGTTCCATTCAGTTCCTGCTCAAGCCAATCGCCCGCGGCATCAAATGCCTGCAACTGACCATCATCAAGGTTACAGTCCTTGTAAATTTTGGTGTTTCTACCTGCTGCCGATGTCGGGTCCTCATTTGTGACCTGCAAATCAAAGTAAATATCCTCACCAGTGTCTTTGAAACGTTCAAACAAGTCGTTGAAAATCTCTGTGTTGTGGTAAATTGTCAATTTAAACGTGCCACTCCATCCAGTAGACTTGTTTCCGTCTGCAGTTCTGCCGAGAATAGGAACTTCTTTCTTATTCTTTTTAAAATTAGACTGAAATGACTTTGCCTGAAACAAAAGGTATCTGTCTCCCTCAATTGTCACGTATGCTTCTGCAAGCTTAGCGCTTACGGCATCCCTTGCTCTCATTGTTTTTTTCATACTGTCACATCCTCTCTATTAAACTACTGAGACTTTCATATAAAGTTTTTCCATTGCACATACCGGCTTACAGCTCTCTGTTTCAATTACAGCATTCTTTTCAGTGCCTTTATCTACTTTCACATCTTCGCCGGTGAAGTCCTCAATAGCACCAATGTTTTGAAGCTGATTGTGGATGTCAACCACATCACTCCAAAAACTGATTCGACCTGCCGCATTGTTCTGCACTTTGCCGAGATACTTTGTGTTAAATGTCAGCGCAATGTCATTTGCAATCTGATCTAACACTCGGATGACCTGATTCATCTTGAAGTCCTCATTCATATCAACAGAAACGCTCACGAATGAATTGATATCATCTAATACACACACGTTTGTTCCGACTTTATGGAATACAAACTTGCCGTTCTTTAATGCTTCTGCCAACTCCGACTGCTTCAAATCAGTGTCAACTTCAAACTCACCGTTATAAATCATATTGGTAAGTGACTTATTCACGGCGCATCCTGCTTCTGCTCCTGTTACCCAATAGACAAGGCTCTGCGCATCGGCATTGAGTGCTTTCGTTGCCACATTGATAATTCCGTGGTAATCGCTGTCATAGTTATAAATGACAGTCTGGAACTTTACTCCAATCTCGTCACGCATACGTTTTGTAAATGAAGCGTAAAGTCCTTTTACTGATGCTTCATCGGATAAGCACCCAAGTGTGTTAAATGACAGGCTTTCAAGCTTTCCAAGTGCTTTCTGATGCTCCGCACCGGTTACCTCTCCATTTGTTCCACCAGTTAATGCGATGCCTGCGGTTGCCGCCAACGTAGCATCTTTCTTGAATGTAACAAAGTCGTTGTCAACCAATTCGTCCGCTTTTGCGACTGTCTGCGTGTCAACCTTTGTCGTATCGAGGTAAGTTGCTACATCAAATTTTGCGGCATCGTCCACATTGGCACTGATAACGATCTTGATATCGTTACCTCTTTTACCACTGCATTTCGCTGTTGCGAAGTCACCTGATGCATTAACACCTGTATTCAAGCGATACAAATGTACTGTCTTTGCATATTTAAATGCGTCTCTGATACCCTTTAATTCATCCGATGTTGCTGAATATCCCAAAATAGCAAGTGATTCTGTTTCAAAATCCTCTGCATTCAATGTGATAACCGTATTGTCTGCTCCCCAGTTCATTTCAACCGGCAATGCACAAACTCCGCGATCTGAAATAACCGCACTTGCTCTTGCTGCACTTGCGAAATTGATGTATGCCCCCGGAAGAACTTTATTTTGTGATGTCCATGTTCCGCCACCTATCATCCTATTTCACCTTACCTTTCATAAATTTTTCAATCTTTGCATCTACTTCTGAAATGGTATAGCGTTCGCCATCTTTCAAAAGCGCAGACACAACGTCTTTGTCGTGTCTATATTTCTTTGCGTCAAGAATCTGTTCTTTGGTAAAAACAGGCTCAGACGCCTTTTCTGCCTTTGGCATATCATTCACCATCCTTTACTGACAATCTAATTGTCAAATCTTCCATCACAGAAGAATCTTCTTCGTTCCATGAATACTGTTTAAAGACAAACATGTCATAATTGACGCTGAAATTAAGTACGTCATCGACAACATGTGCATCCATGTTTGTTCCCTGCAACAATGCACCATCCACTGTGATGTATTCCAAGCAGTTCATGAGTGTATCAATCACATCCGCCACTTCATCTGCATATTTCTTTTCCCTGGGGAAATACTGAATCATAAACGCTTGCTTTCGCTCATATCGTTTCGAGACTGTATGCTCTTGACCAACTGTAAGCGGAGTAATTAAAAAGCAGGGTGTTTTTAACCCCTGCTCGCCT